TGTTAGGCACCGCAGCCACGATGATGTCTTTATGCAGGTTTGGAGTGAATTTTCCTCCGGCTGCACCATTTAGCGTGGCCAATATGTTTTGCGGTTTGGCCTTTCTTATATTTGAACCACCGTTTGGCAATCCGGGAATTGCGTAGCTGATATGTATCCAAACAGTTTTGCCTGGTAGATATTCTAACAACAGTTGGTCATAGGGTATGTTCTTGTTGATCCACTGTGCTATTTCAAAATAGTCATGCGCTCCTACTCCACGAAACTGCAGATCTGCTGCCTGACCAGTGCCGTGTTGTCCACCACCGATACTAGCACCGTGTCTATAAGTGTTAGTGATTAACATACTAGGATACTTGGCCTTGATAGGCTCTATGACATTCAATGCCAGTCCTGCGAGATTGTTGACCACTGCCTGCGGACCTGATACCAAAGGTGAATGTTCTGCCAACTGTGCTATGGTTCTAGGAAAGGTTACATTTTTAATCATTTGGCCAAGAGTAGTGCCATTCGGAGTAAGCACAGTACCAAATGTAATATCACCCGAGACTGCGGCGGTGGGTCTATCTGCTGGTCTGTCTTTACTGGCTGCTACTCCTTCAGTTTTTGGAGTGGGTGTTGTAGTTAGTTCTTTGTGTTCAGCAGCAGTAATGCGACCTTCTGCAAGAAATCTATCAGCTTCTGCTTTGCCTGCGGTATTGTCATCATCACCTTCTACGTTTTTGATAGCTGCAGTCACTGTGACTTTTGGTACTGCCGCAGCGGCAAATGTTCCCGGAGTAGATGATGCGTTATACAACGCAATTACCTGACCATTAGCATATACATTAGCTGAATCATATACTGGTTCTACACGCCCGTCTGCCCCAAATCTCAAACCTACAATAGAATTGAAATTATGTTGGTGTGGTACTAGATTTGGGCCGCCAACGGTTGACGAATCAGCGTTGACTGGAGCGATTGTTGGAGTAGTCATACTACTATTTAAGCCAACGCGATACCTGTGGTACTCTGTACAAACTGCTTGGCAAAGTTTTCGTCAGTGGCTTCTGCCACAGTCACTGTGGTTTTTGCCAGTTTGACTTCCTTGTCGGGATGCACAGTAAACAGATAGGGCATGAGTCCCGGGCCACGCTCGCCCATGGCTATCACCATAGGTCTATGCAGTTTATAATGTGTGGCAGTTTCTTCAACCAGCTTAGCCACTAATTCTTCTCCAGAGGTCAATTTAAAAGTTGCCACCTCTCCTGTTGTTACGCCTTTGTCAATTAACATTTTCTAACCTTTTCTTTAGTTCTGTAAATCCACCCACTAGTTCTTCACCTAGAAAAATCTGTGGTACTGTTCTTGCTGAGGGCACTGCCTCTAACAATTCTTCTTTGGTATATCCATCTCCAATTTTCTTTTCTTCAAATGGAATACCTCGTTGTTTTAGCAATGCCTTGGCCTGATCACAATAGGGACAATTATATTTGCTCCATATCACAGCTTTCATTTCATTTCCTTTGTATCATATGTCTGTTGAAAAATGTCTAGTTTAACCACACCAAAGTCGCCTTCACCGTGTCGAACAATAACATCGTTTCCTTTGGTATATTCTAGATCACCCCAACTAGCTTTTACTACACCGTCATGGTCTGCTAACTTGGCCAATTTTACAACACCACCTTTGGGAGTTCCAGTGCCGTCATTGTTATCGTCATACTTGTCATGAAAGTTATTTGGGTCAAGAGGCCAAAATTCTTTCTTAGGTCCAGGTCCCATAATGTAATGACCGGCTTTATGTTTCACTGGCCCTTCAAGAGTGTCAGTGATACCGTCGCTGTCAGCAATCTTGTATGGTACTGGAATAGGTTTTTTAAATGTTTTAAAACTGCCGTCCTTGAACCAACTGTCGTTGATTTTACCTTCGATGAGGTTTATATATTCTCTTAGTGTTTTCATAATTAACTTGAATATATCACAGCACCTTTTTTGTCAGTGACTCTAACCAACAACACACCTTTGTTTTTATAGCTCAAGGCTGCGGATATAGCTGCTTGTTCGTTGCCATAACTGCCAATAGTGGTCCATGACTCGTATGGGTTTGTTCTTTTGAATTGTGCTTTGTACATGATTTATTATATAGCCGGAAGAGCATCGTAGTCAAGATTTTCACCCATAACACCTATCACATAGTTGGTGCTTTCGGTTTCTTGTAGGGCACTCTGTTTCTTTGAAGTATCTGTGTGCTTGTTGAACCAAGGAATCGGAGTTGATCTTGGAGCAGTGGCCTGATATTTGATACCTATGTCTTTGAGCGCACCTACAGCAGTATAGTCTACGAAATCTTTGAGTATGGCTGCGTTAAGTCCAATCACAGGACCTAGTTTAAACAGATAATCCGCCCAGGCCTTTTCTTCGGCTATCACATCTAGATACAGCTGATACACCTCATCCTCACATTCTGCTTTGGCCGCTGCGAATCTTGGATCTTCCTTGACCACCTGATTGATTAACCATGCAGTCCAACCTTTGTGTAGCAGTTCATCCTGTAGGATTAGGCTGATGATGTTGCCGTTGCCAATAAAGATGCGATTCTCTACCATGGCCAATGATGTGGCAAACGATACCATGAAGCGGAATGCTTCTAGAGCGTATGAAGCATGCAGAGCCATGTATATGGCTCTGACATGATCTTTTTCAGAGATTGCCTCGCCTATCTCTTTTCTACAGTTGATTTCATGCAGTTGATCATAGTATCGGCCCACGCTGGCAGCCATGTCTACGATTTCTTTGGTATCGTGGATTGTGTTGAACACATCCTTGGGCACATTGTAGATGTTGCGGATGATGTGACTGTATGAACGACTGTGTATGTTGGTTTCAAAGAATGTCCAATTGTAGATCAGTGCTTCTAGTTCTGGCAGACTAATCACCGGCATAAACACCTGGCTGGGAGCACGGCCCTGCAGACTGTCTAGAGCAGTTTGACGCAGGAGATTTGATGTAAAGATATGCTTGACCGCGGCGCTGGCATCTTTGAAATCGTTGGCATCTTTTGAAAGATTTATTTCTTCTGGCACCCAAAAGAATCCTCGAGCTGTTTTTTCGTAGTCAGCAATCTTGTTGTATTTGACTTCTTCGAATCTCTGTATGGTTACGGGACCGGCTGGGTCCAGAAACATCTTGCGATTCACATAATCTGTTTTATTGACCAGGTTGTATTGTTTTTTGCTCATTTATTTTTTCCCTTTAGTTTATTTGTATGCCTGCTAATATCCAACCGCCGTTGTCTTTTGATTTCGTCATATTCCAGACTTCTTCAAATGCTTCGGGATCGACTCCAACTGTTTCTTGTATCATACCTGTAAATTCTACACTAGCAACATAGTTAGATTCAGTTTCTTCTATGCCCAACAGATTAGCTGTCAACGATATCACTGCGGTTCTATGCTCTTCTTTGGCATCACGTTGTATTAGCTGCTGTTGTATTTCCTTCAACATGGATTCTGTCATCATGTTGCTGAGTGCAGGGATGTCTGCACGATCCCATGCACCTTGCAGCAGAATAAAGTTTTGTTTAGCCGCCGATTCAAACCCTACCACATCGAAATCTGTGGGTATACTCCATGTTGTGGTTGTTACCAAGGCCGATCCAATCATTGAACCACTTGAGAATCGTGTGGGCTGAGGATCTACAGGACTCGGTTGTGGGCCTTGATAAGCAAGATTGTCACTGCTAGTCATCATACGTTTACGCATGATCCAACCTATTGCACCTAAGATTACTGCACCAATTAACAATACCATTAGAATACTGCCAAATGCTTCGCCAAAGCCTAGACTACTAGCCAGCCATGCTAGTCCTAAACCTGCCGCAATTCCGCCCAACATAGCTCCCCATGGACGACTTGGCGCGGGTGTAGGTGCTGCCTGTGGTGGTGTTGCTTGTGCGGGAGGAGCGGCCTGTTTTTTACTCACATTAGAACTTTGTTGTCCCACGCTTTTTCCACCACCTAGGCGTTTGCCAGCTTCTGCCACGCTGGTAAATGCCAGCATGCCTACCATTAATATCATAATTAAGTTTTTCATGTTATGTCCTTGTATTTCTTGATGCAAGAACTATCTTGCAGATATGTTCAAGTCTTTCGATGTGTTCGTAGGCACGCCATGGACTGGTATCGATGGCTACTACTCCATGTCCTTTTATTCCCACAATGTCATAGGCAATATTACCACGATCGTCTAATTCCAATCGATAATGACACTGATCAGCAAGAGCTTGGCTAATAGGAGGTACATTACCTACATTAGGTGCTACCTTAGTATACCGATTAAGCTCTGGAAACTCATTGCTAATAGTACTTAAATCAATTCCGGCATGCATGGCTGCAATACAATAGGTTGGATGCACATGAACAACAACTCTAACATCGTTGATGTGTTGACCCATTTCTTTCTGTAAGCCAAAGTGTAACGGAATCTCTCCTGACGGTTTTAAATTAGCACTGATATCAGTATAAAACTCTTCTTCCCAAGACTTTGTTAAAAAAGGAGGTGTTGGATTTATATGATCAACTATCTTGATCTTCTTAAACTGGTCAGGTTGCATAGTCTGCTTGCGCACACCCGATGGTGTAATGTAAAAATGATCGCGATCGTGATGTCGTATAGAAATATTACCATCTCTGCTGGTAATCCAATTACGTTTGTAAGCGTCTACTAGTATATCACAACAGGTTTCTAGCATTGATAAAATCCCAGTTGATAATTTTCCATTGGTTCTCTAAATATTTTGATTTATCTGATTGATAGTCCAAGGCCCATGCATGTTCCCACCAATCTATTAATACCACGATATCTTTTTTAATTTCATGATTCACAATAGTCTTTATCTTGCCATCTTCAGCCAAATAGACCCATCCACTGCCCTGTATCGCCATAGCTGCTTTCTCAAATTGTTGCTTGAACTGATCAAAGGTTTTATAATGTTCTTCAATGAAACTCAGTATAGGTCCTGACGGCTTGTTGTTTCTATTAGGTGCTTGATATTGTTGGAACAGAGTATTGTGTAGGAATGAGCCAGCTTCATTGAATGCTGCATCACCTTCATTGGCGTTGTAGCGTCGAGCATAACTCTGTGCCAATTCGCCGTAGTGATAGTTGATAGTGGCTTCACTGACACTGGGATCGAGTTCATTACGCTCATAGGGCAATGGCAGTATTTCTAATCGATGCGGTCTACCTTCGTTGAGCACGTTGCGTATGAAACTATAGGTCATAATGGTTAGACCCTAAAACTTTCACCGCAGCCGCAGCGATCTCGTTCATTGGGATTGATAAAATCAAAACCTTCGTTAAGTCCTTTCTTTACCCAATCCATTTCTATACCTTCTAGATAAACCAAACTCTTAGGATCTACAAAAACATGTACACCATGGCTAACGAAACCAACATCATCATCGCGGGGACCGTGAGGTGCATCTACAAATTCTAGCACATAGGCCAAACCACTA